ATTTTTGGTGGTAGTGTTGAAAGTGGTTCTCAATTTTACACATACTTAAACTCAATAGCAGCAAGTAACTACTTTTCTCAAGGTGGTGAATCTCTATTAGTAACTAGAGTAGTCACAGGTTCATTTTTAAGCGCTGTTACCTCAGGTAGTACAGCAACACAGTTTAATAACTCTGGTATTTCTACTGTAGGATGGAATAATAGTGGAGGAGGAGGAGCTCAAGATTTAGGATATCAAAAAGATGCTTTTCAACTTTCAACTATCTCTGAAGGAGAGATAATGAATAATTATCAAGCAGATGATTCTGCAGGTGGTACACTAGATAATGGTAATGCAGATAACTTAAGATGGGAAGTAAGTAATGTAAACACCTCATCAGGTCAGTTTTCACTACTTATTAGAAGAGGTAATGATACTACAAAAACAAAGGCAATAGTAGAAACATTTAGTAATGTATCTATGGATCCTACAGCAGCTAATTATGTTTCAGCTGTTATAGGAGATTCATACGCTACTGTTGCTTCAGATAATGGAGAATATTTTGTACAATCAAATGGTTCATACCCAAATAGAAGTGCATACGTTTATGTATCTGCTGTAAATACACCTACACCAGAATATTTTGATAATAATGGAACAGCTAAAGATTTATATACAGGTAGTTTACCTGCAGTAGGATCAGGTTCATTTGCTCCTGCAGTCACAGGTACTTCACTAGGTAATAATTTTGAAAATGGTGATGCTAAATTCAACCAAAACATTGATGCAGGTAATATTCAAGGAATAGGCCCTAATGATTATACAGAATCTATTGCTTTATTAAATAATCAAGATCAATACCAGTTTAATGTAATATCAACACCTGGTTTGAATGCAAACGAACATTCACCTCAAGTAAACTTGATGGTGGCATTAGCTCAAAGTAGAACAGATTGTATATCAGTTATTGATTTAGTACCTTATAATTCTAACGTACTTACTGTAACTAGTCAAGCATCTTCCTTTGATACCTCATATTCAGCCACTTACTGGCCTTGGTTACAAACTGTTGATGCTGCAACATCACAAAATGTGTGGGTTCCACCATCAACTTTTATTCCAGGTGTTTATGCTTTTACAGATGCTTCATCAGATCCATGGTTTGCACCAGCAGGTCTAATTAGAGGATCTTTAGGAACTGTAGTAAGAGCTGAAAGACAACTAACATCAGGTAATAGAGATTCATTATATGAGGCAAATGTTAACCCAATAGCAACCTTCCCAGGAAGTGGTATTGTAGTATTTGGACAGAAAACATTACAGAAAAAAGCAAGTGCTTTAGATAGAGTAAATGTTAGAAGATTATTGATTTCTCTTAAGAGTTTTATTTCACAAGTATCAAATAACTTAGTATTTGAACAAAATACTATTGCTACTAGAAATAACTTTTTATCACAAGTCAACCCATATCTAGAATCAGTACAACAAAGACAAGGTTTATACTCCTTTAAAGTAGTAATGGATGATTCAAATAATACACCAGATGTGGTAGATAGAAATCAGTTAATAGGTCAAATTTATTTACAACCTACTAAAACAGCAGAATTTATTATCCTAGATTTCAATGTACTCCCAACAGGAGCAACATTCCCAGAATAATAATTTTTAAATAAACTAATATTTATAATAAATAAAATAAAATACAATGGCAGTAATAGGACCAAACGATATATTTTTCACACCTTTTGAACCCAAACAAAAGAATAGGTTTATTCTTTATATGGATGGTATACCATCATTCCAAATTAAAGGTATGAGTGCTGTAACCTTAAATCAAGGAGTAGTGAATCTAAATCATATTAATCTCCAAAGATATGTAAAAGGTAAAAGTGTGTGGGGAACCATTAATATGACTTTATTTGATCCAATATCCCCATCAGGAGCACAAGCCGTGATGGAATGGGTTAGATTACACCACGAATCAGTAACGGGTAGAGATGGGTATAGTGATTTTTATAAAAAAGATCTAACTCTAAATGTACTTGGACCTGTAGGTGATATTGTTTCTGAATGGATTCTTAAAGGATCTCAAATTGTAGATGCTAACTTTGGAGATTACAGTTGGGATGAAGAAAATTCTGCTCAAGAAATAGCTATGACACTCCAACCTGATTACTGTATATTGAATTTCTAATTAATATAATAAAATAAATTATAAATAGCTTGGCTTTTGTCAAGCTTTTTTTTATCTTTATATGTATGACTGAAGATAATGTTATAAACTAAAATAAAGTATATGTCTGATTTTAAATTTCCTACTGAAGAAGTAGAATTACCATCAAAAGGATTAATATATCCCGAATCAAACCCACTCTCAAGTGGTAAAGTAGAATTAAAGTATATGACTGCTAAAGAAGAAGATATTCTTAGTAATCAAGCTTATATTCAAAAAGGAGTAGTATTAGATAAACTTTTAAGGTCCCTAATAGTAAATAAAGATATTAATATTGATGATTTAATTACAGGTGATAAAAACGCTATTTTTATAGCATCTAGAATATTAGGTTATGGTAAAGAATATAATGTATCCATTAAAGATATAGAATACTCTTTAGATTTATCAAGGTTAACAAATAAAGAATTTGATGAATCTTCTATAAATAGGGGTACAAATTTATTTTCTTACACTATGGAATCATCAGGTACTGTTATTGAGTACAAGATTTTAACTGGTAGGGATGAAAAGGCAGTAGACAGAGAAATTGAAGCACTTAAAAAATTAAATAAAGATTCTTTTACTGGGATTACTACTAGGTTAAAACAAATGATTGTCTCAGTAGATGGTCATACAGAAAAAAAAGATATTAATGATTTTGTAGATAACTATTTATTAGCTATAGATTCTAGAGCATTTAGAGAGCATATAAAAAATACTCAACCAGATGTTGATATGAATTATATACTTGATAATGGTGAGGAGGTGGCCATTCCTATTGGCCTAAACTTTTTTTGGCCTGAGTTTTGATATAGCACCACAATTTAGATTAAATTTATTTTCCCAAATACATCAAATCCTATTTCATGGTAAAGGAGGATATGACTATGTAACTGTATACAATATGCCTATATGGTTGAGAACTTATACTTTTTCTGAAATAAAAAAATATTATGAGGAAGAGAAAAAAGCATCACAACCTGCAGCTAAAAAAGGTACTACCTCATTAGTAACCCCAGATGGTAAAGTAAATAAAGAAGCATTTAAAGAAGCTAGTGCACCATACAAAGGTAAAACAGGTTATAAGTAATAATATTTATAACAAAATAACAACTAATGGCTAATCCATCTTTAGAGGAAATAAATAAAGAACTTGCTAAATTATATAAGCAATTAGGTAAACTAGAAAATACTCAACCATTTAAAGATGTTGGAGAGGCTACTAAAGAACTTGCTAGATTAAAAAGAGAATTAAATGCTATAAATAGTGAGTTGGATTACTTTTCTACTTCTTTAAAAAATAGTGTTCAAGAGTTAACTAAAGGTAATTATGCTTTATCTTTATCCAAATCTTCATTTAAATCCTTAGTTAGTATAGCTGATAAATTTCTAGGAATTCAACTAAATAATGAAATTTTATCTAAAAAAGAAATAAAGAATTTACAAGATAAGGCAAACCTTCAATTTAAACAATTAGAATTTGCTTTAAAATACGGAAAACTTTCAAAACAAGAAAAAGAAGAAATTTCAGCTAGAATAGATGAACAAGAGGATTATAATCAGGCTCTTAAAGAAGGAATAAATATTCAAAAAGAAGTATTAGGGGATAGATCAGTAAAAACATTTGGTGCTTTAGAAAAAGTAGCCAAATCAATACCCATATTTAAAGCATTTGCTACTCCGTTTGAAGAAGCTGCTAAGGCTTCTAGAGATATTAAATTTGAAAATATTAATAGTCGAAATGCAGCTGAATTACAAGTAAAAGCAGCAAAGGAACAAAGGAAGTTAGATATAGAGCAATTTAAAACTGGTATAAGTTTTAATAAACTCATGTTGCAAAGATTGGGGATTGATGATAAAATTATAATTAAAGGTAACAGTCAATGGGGGAACCTGAAGAAAATGGCTGAAGCGAAAGGTGTATCAGAATCAGATTTTTCTAAAATATCCAAACCTTCTGTAGCTTCCAAATCTACACTAGCTGGTGGAGCAAAAGCATTATCAGGGGCTTTAGCAAAATCCGGAGCCTTACTTATTATTAAATCATTTGGTGAAGAATTCCTTAAAGTAAATAAACAAACTGTTGAATTACAAAAATCATTAGCTTTATCTGCTAGTGAAGCTACAGATTTAAGACAAGGATTTGCTTCCGCAGCTGCTTCCTCAGAAAATATTAATATTTCTACTACTGCTTTACTTGAAACTATTACATCATTAAGTAAACAATTTGGTTTCCCTACTTTATTTGATGATGCAACATTGATTACTACTACTAAATTAACTAAACAAGTAGGCATTAGTGCAGAATCCGCAGGTATGTTAGCGGCAGCAACTGTTACAACAGGTAAGAATTTTGAAGATCAATATAAAGACGCTTTAGGTACTAGTTATGAACT